TTCCATAAGAATCAATGAATCCTTCGTAGTTCCATTCCATAGGCATGAACAAAGAATATAATCCTGAGCGAGTCTGTCCATTGGCGTTTCGCTTTGTAACGTCCGAATCATAATATAGTTTTTTAAAGTTTTCACCGCCTTTGTCTAAAGCATTGCTTGTAGACCCCATCATACATTTGCCTATAACCCGGCTACCTAACCTTAACGTTGTCTTCGTGACTCGCCAGTTGTTGAGGATGTTATCCGGCCGCTCCCATTTGCCCGATTCGTCGTGTACGAGGAGTTTGAGTTTCTCGCCGTCATAGGAGTTGTCACCCGTGTTCTTCCAGTCAATTGTTGTGTCAAGCCCTTGTAGCTCTTCCCGCGTCTGCCCTGACTGTATAGATTTACGCGTGAGTTTTGAAGCGGGTACTCTATATGCAAGCTCGGTTTTGGGACGATCCATACCGTCTTGTATTGGTTTAAAAAAGAACGGGTAATTAACGGATATTGGAACAACTTTATCTGTGAACATTTTCTTAGCGTCAGCCCCAGATTTGGACAGTATGCCAAACCGTGAATCGGACGATATTGTTGCCATATTAACAGCTTCTGATGATGCCATGAATGAAAAGCCAGAGCGTCTGTTCTTGAGATAGCACATTCCATAACACCGCTGATCGGCTTTGCATGCTTCCCAAAATATAAAGAATAATCTGTTTGCCTCTCTAAACTCAGGGGCCCCAACGTCAATCTTACTCCACTGCAAGTACATGTAATGAGTGCCAGTAATATAAGTAGGCTTGTTCTTGTTATAGAACCAATGACCCTCATCGCGTCTTTTAAACTCTTCATCTATATATGGTTCCCATTGATCTTTGAATTCTTCTGGATAACTTTTCCAATCAAAGATAGTTTTTATTCTATTTAACTCTTTAGGGTATTCGCTTTTACCCCATTTATTTTTGCCTTTAGTAATCTTGGCTGGCATAGGAGGCAGCGCAATCTTTAAATTTTGTATGCTATACACATCGCCAATCTGACCTGTTTTACTTATAACTACAATATCATTTTCTTTATCATAACCATATTTCCATCTACGCGCTTTGTTGTGACGTTTGAGCGTGTTTATTTTAATCGGTTCAATAACCTCAAATAAAGTTTGCTCGTACATTATCTTGATCTTTTTTCTGCAAAACCGCTAAATGCTTGTTTTTTTTCTTCTTTAGGTTTATTTAGCAGTATTGACTTTTCTTCTTCTATTCTATTTAGAATTTCAAACGCATCAAATATTGCAAGCTTTTTAGTCGCCGCTGCATTCTTAAGCCTATCTGTAGAAACATCATCTTCTGTGTTTGTTATGATTTTTTCTTCTGCAACATGTATAAGCTCATCAACCGCTTTGTAACCAGCTCGGATTATATTCTGTTTCGTCTCCTTGATATTCATATTTAATAGAAATTGAATTGGTTAACACCCTATACATTCTTTCACCATCAACAACGAATTCATATTCGCTGCTAGGCGTAAAACCTACAAGGTCATTTTTATTAATACCGTTTTTTTGAAGTTCTTTATCTACAAACTTTATTACACCTATTAAAGGTCTTTCAGGGTTTGCGTCAAATTTATCTATTGATTCAATAGGTTTTACAAAACAATACCCTTTTGGCGCCGCCCATTCTTTGTTTCGTTTATATAAAAAAACCTGCGATGGGTCTACAAAGTATTCGTTTTCTTTAAAAAACCCTCTGCTATTTTTTTCTTCACCATACACATCATACCATCTTCTAAAAACATTATGATGCAATATAACTTCATCGCCTTTTTTAATATCTGTTTTCACTTCAACGGGCGTTTCAAGAACAACACCGTTTCTACTTACATATCTATGATCAGATATTTCGGTATTTAATATTAATTCTTTATTGCCTATAGATTTTTTATTATTGTATCTATCTTCTTTTGGGGCTATAATAAAATTAAATATACTTCGCATTCATATTCTAAGTTGTATTCTACAGCTATTCCCATGTTCTTATTAAAATCTTTCCATGGCAGCACATCGTTATTTTTTTTAATATATATACTATATTTATCGTCGACTTCAACTATATCACAAATAGTATGCCCTCCGTAGACCTCTTGACCCACGGAGTAATGCATAGCTTCATTTTTATAGTCTCTACCGATACTAATCTTCCTTATCAGATTCATCTTCTTCGGTTATTTCTTCGTAAGTCCCATCTTGAACATTGATAGATACTTTGCCATATGTTTCTTCAAGTTCGTCCTGGAGTTCTTTCAATCCATTCTGTAAATCAGAAGACTGATGTAATAAACCGTGCTTTTGAATTTCAATACTTCCTATTTGTGATTGGACTTGATTTAATTGCTTAATTAGTTCTTGTAGCTTTTCAAGCTCTTTCTTTTTAATTTTTGACATAATAATTTAATTTAATTGTGGTTAATGGTTATTCTTCGTTCTCTGTAGAGCTAGACGGAAGAAAAGATAATTCTTCTCCGGTCACCTCTACATTTGTTGGTGTAATTATTCTGTTAATATCTTCTTCAATAACAGAATTCATGTGCCCTACAGGATGCGCTGCTTGCGCCCATTCAATAACTTTAGCCTCGTTTAGATCCGCTAACGCTATAAATTCATCGCCTTCTTGAGGAGTGACTAATGGGCAAGCTCCGTGAAATATAGATGAATGACCTGAATCAGCATCTGTCCCCGTGTAGTTAAAATTAACGTGTGTGATTACATTTGACAATCCGTCTAACGTGGGTGCTTTTTTCATAGCCGTAATCGCCCACTCGTAACTCATATTCATAATTTATAATTTATTGGTTATATATATGTTAAATAATCACTTGTTTTAATAATTATCTAAACTTCTTGAACATATAGCTTTAATGTTCCCATGTTAGACCCATACGCTCCATACGTAAAACCTATATTTCCACTGCCTACCTCATTTGGGACATTCCACTCCGGAGTTCTCATCCAAAAGTTTTTATTAAAAGCGCTACTTACTTCAGCATAAACGTGATATCCCAGCATTGTAGTCATACCTGTGCCGCCCGATGGAGTGCCGCCGGTTCTTCCGTTCCATCTTAAATTACTACTGCCAGTTGTTATATCATACCACGTTGCGTTAGTGTGAGATGTCGTGTCTGTTCTGGTGGTTTGAATATTTCCGAGATTAGCATATCCGTTCATTGGGTCAAATACCACTGCGCTAAAAGCAGAGTTACTTCCAAAACTAATATTATATGTTGACCAAACTGGTGAACCAAACATCACCATAGTAAATGGCAGTTTTATATCGTCTATTTGAAAATCTCCTCTATAGCTTGATCCAGATGCATAATGAAAAAGAAGTCTTATAGTTTTTCCTTTGTAAGCGCCCGCGTTAAAGCTAACGCTTGTTCGTGTTGCCGACGAAGACGAATGTTGCTGACCACTAATGGTTGTTATTAAAGTTAAAGCGCTAGCATCGTGATCATATCCTCTAAATTCACCCATACCATGAGGCGTAGAACCATCTGGTTTAGAAGATGATGCAGAGTTAATAGCGTCAAATCCACCCGCGCCTGTGCTCATGTTTTTTAAACTAATTGGTGTAGGATAGCTAAACGTGTCCCAGTTAGTACCTGATTGGTTTGGATTTGGTATTGTATTGCTGTAGTCATTTAAATGTATTTCTTTAGCAATACCATATAAAGAAACAGAGCCAGAACTAGGAACCGCCATTGATTATAGATTTAAGTTCATCAATTTGTTTTTGCTGTTCTTGAACTGCCCCTATCAAAGTTGAAACAAGATGCTCGTAGTCAACTTGTTTATATAATGTATCATCATCATCTGAAAGTCTTGTATTCTCTCTTACTACTTCAGGAACAACTTTTTCAACATCTTGTGCTATAAGCCCAATTTCTTTTTTACCATCTCTACTACCATCTTTCCAAGAGTATTCTACAGGCTCAAGTTTAAGTATTTTGTCTAAGTTGTCTGTAGTTGGCTTTATGTCTGTTTTTAATCTTTTATCTGAAAAACTATAATATGCAATAACATCACTAGCAGCGTATACATCACCAGTTCCTAATACTCTAAATATTACGTTACCTGTGCCTGTAGTATTGTTACCTATTTCAAATTTTTCGTCTGTGTTATTGTTATTACTGTCAATATTTATTCTTAAATGGTGATAAGAGTTTATAGTCATATCATCTCCATAGCTATCTCCGTAAGTAGATCTTATAGAGTGGTGTGTGTTCGTTCCATAACTATCAGAATCCCAGGTAAAATATATACCACCCATTCTGTATATATTAGAATATTGACCATTTACAGATCTACCATAGAAATGTCCACCGTTTACTGTTAAATCTCCAGACAGTGTGCCGCCGGATAACGGTAAATAATTTCCTAGTGAGGATGCAGCGGCATAGTAACTTCCCTGCTGTCCATCAAGCAAGTCAGCATCTAATCCCGAGCCAGCACCGTCATTTTGATCACTCCACATTTTAGACCAACCCGTTGTTCCAGAACCAGCGGTGCTTCTATAATAAAGGTTTTGATTATAAAAACTTGCAGAGAGCTGCATAGCGTAGTAATTGCTATCATTGCTGTGCGTAGAAGAAATTAAATGAGCCCATGATGTATTACCTCCTAAAGCTGGCCAGCCTTCTCCTGATGTGGGCGATGAATCTTGATAAAATCCAGTTCCAGTTCTAGTTGATATGTCAGTTTTAGAAAATGAATCATAAGGAAAAACAGGGTAGCTTGACCAATAACCACTGCTATTAATTACTTGTGTAGTATTTGCTGTTGTGGTATTTAATTCGGTGCCAACATAATAACCTCTTGATACAGATATATGATCACCAGTATAAACACCTGCTCTAACTAGTGACCCATTTTCCGCTCCATCACCTTTAATATTAATAACAGCACCTAAGGTTTTTCCGTTGTGTACAGGGTTAGAATCGTTGTACGTAAACACATCACCATCCCCATCTGCATTCCATATAGATAAAGCGCCATCAATAATGTTTTCATCACCTGCTGCAGCTGCACCTATTTCAGATAGGCTCCAACTCACGTTTCCTGATCCGTTTACTGACTTTCCGGTGCTTCCTATAGTTATAGTTCTAGCTGTTGTCCAAGTGTCTGCATTTGGGTGGTAACCCGTGTGAAAAACCTGCTGGTTATTAACGAGGAGTTCTTTATTGAAGTAGAAGTTAGGTCTATCAGTATAGATATGAGCGTGGCTAGTGTTAGCAGGCCCAAAATCTATATAACCGTCGTTTGTTTGATGTCTTAAACCACCCCAGCTATTTACAGAGTTTGCTGTTTCACCATCTATATTAGCCCATGTTAAATCGTGACTATCGTCATTTACAGTTGCTGTTAATGTTACGTTAGCAGAACCATCTATAGATACGGATCCACTTAAATCACCAGCTAATGTTATTGTTCTTGCTGTAGTCCATTTATCAGCTTCAGGATGGTAATCAACATGATACAGCTGTCTCCAGTTTTTCCAAGTATTTGCGCCGTTTTCTGAACTAGAATTATCCGTACCCGATCTAAAATAAAGCTCATTCGACCCACCATACCTAGAGGCTAATTGTATTCCTTTAGTGCGGTCGCCAAAATTTACAGCAAACATATAAGATGTTGGCCATGTACCC